TCCATGGCATCGTCCGACGTCACCGTCATACGCTCCGGAGATATGACTGTCGCAAAAGCTGCCTTAATCCGGATCATGCCCTGCCGGTCCTGGTATAAGATGCAGCGGCCGGCATTGGCTATGATCTGTAACGCTTCTGCATGGGTGACGGCCGGCATGGGATTAACCACCTGTACCTGACGCAGATAATCGTCCAGTACATAATCTCGCGGATCTACATCAGCATCTGCCAGTACATCAACCGCCAGATCGTACAGCGTTGTGGCGCCGTATCTGCCCCGATAATATGTCTCGTTGAGATTGGCAATTGCATCACGGGCGCCGAAGCTCATGCGGTCGTCATCGGCCTTCCACGTGTCCAGATAGAGCTTCGCGCCGTCCAACCACTCAATGGAGCCGTCTGCCAGTGTTATACCATACTTGATTTCAACCTTCTGGCCGATCTCCAGATAATATAGAGCGCTATCGCGGTTCTCGGTGTCAAACTTCCGGCCTTTATTCTCGACGTTCAGGGATAAGTCGATAGTCGGCAGCTCCTCGGATATCTGAGACAGATACTCCTTTTTGCTGCTTGCCGTTATCTGCCGACTCTTAAAATAGATACCTACACCCATGGATATCTTAAAAATCCGAAGTCGCCCCTGGCCGTTAATCATGGCATGAGGGACGATCCGGATATACGTTGCGTCCTCAAAAATTTCCTCGGTTATGTATACCCGGCTGCTGTTATCGATGACTTTCAGTGTCTTATTGTCTGAGATCACATCAAAGTCAACCGGAAAATAATCCGAGAAATCTATGGTCAACCCACGGATATCATAGGGTCCGTCATAGTAGTCGATCTGGATCGCGCCCAACAGCTCCCGGCTCACCGCTCCCTGATTGAAATAGGGGCTGCCGTCCTCCGGAAGGAACAGCATAGATCCATCAGCCCGCCAAAAGTCCTGTTCATAGGTGGCGTACATGTATTCCGGATCATAATTGTCCAGCAACTTCCGGGTGTTGCTGAAATCGGTACACTGGCCCGGATCCACCGCCGAGTTATTCTGCGCTGCCTGGTTGATAACGCCGATGGTGACGTCCATGTACATCTGTGCACGGGTCTGTTTGGTCTGCGCCTCTTTGTAGGCTCTGCTTACTGCCTGCATCAGTCAATCACCCCACAATCCACCAGGTTGACCTTGCACACCTTATACCGGGTAGGCCGGCCGTCGCTGTCATATTCACACGGCGTCCCGGTCCGGTTGCCCGGATACATCTGGATTGTGATCCAGCCATCGTTTACCATGTCGGGAAATCGTACAGTCACAACAAATTCCGCAAACGCCCGAAGCATCTCCGCCCACGTCGCGGCGTCCAGATAGGACCATTGCAGGTTATCTATCTTATATTGATCCCGGCCGACGCGGTCCCCGATAAACTCTCCAAGGGCATTTTTCCCGTCGCTCACGTTGGTTGCTACGATCAGATCGGCCATATTGTCGGGAGGCGGAAACTCCCGACCGTTGATTGTAATAAAAGCCATGTCTCCACCTCCTTATCAAAATGCGAAGCCCGAACGCTTCTCAAGATCTTTAAGTTTCTGCCGGAGTTCCCGGATATCAATGTTGACCACCAGATCAAAGTTCTCGATCAGCTCGATGATCTTTTTGAGTAGGTCAATCATGATGATTAAGTACTGCTCGCTCATGCCGTCCGGCCTGGCTGCCATTGCAACGGCCTTATCGACCATATCTCGTATTCTCCCGGTGTCTTCATAGCCAGGACTCGATGATCCCACCATAGCCAGACGCGGCGTTGCATTGCTTGTCATACTCCTTATGCTATTAACCAATGGTGTAAGGGCTGCTCTCATGCCACCCTGTACTGCCTGAGAGATTCCCTGAGTGATCTGCGTGTTATTGGCAACCGCCGCTTTACCGCCCCACTTACCAATCATCTCAGGGGTACCGTTTTCATTGGCCACAAACATCTGGCCTGATTTCGGGAAGCCTCCGGTTGCATGGCCCTTTACACCTGGGCCACTGTCAACATAGTCGGAAGTGCCTCCCGGCCCGGAACTATCACTGTCACTTTCTTCAGCTTCTTCTTTACCTCGCTTGAACAGATTCTTTGCACCATCTACAATACCGTCCCAGACACTTCCTACAAAATCTGCAATGCCGCCCAGCCAGTTTTTCACGTCTTCCCAGATATTACTCATACCTTCCCACAGTTTGTTCATGATGCTCTTTCCGACTTCCAGCATTTCGTCAAGATTGAAGATGTCCTTGATTTTCTGCCAGATTCCGTCAAACCACTCTTTGATGGCATTCCATTTTTCTTCGATGGTGGTCTTTACGCTATCCCAGATTTCAGACAGCTTATCCTTGATGCTGTTGAATATCTCTGATGCTGAATCCTTCAGTCCATTCCAGAGCCCGGAAGCAAACTCCTTAATCTTTCCCCAAATAGATTCCCATACACCTTTAATAACGCCCAGCACCGTACTTATAATATTGCTTATTGCAGTCATCAGGGTATTTGTCAGGCTCTTCATGGCCTCCCATATTTGGCTGAAAAATGTCTTAATGCCTTCCCATGCCTTTTCCCAGTCTCCAGTAAAGATTCCGGTGATAAAATCCATCAAACCGCCCAGCGCGTCGAATACATGGCCCAGAGTCTCGCTAATTCCTTCCCACCAGCCAAAGAACATGTCAACCAGTCCTGATAATGCATTGCCAATGATAGGAGCCATTGTCTCAATAAACCATAAAACAAATGGCTTAAGGAAATTTTCCCACACTACCGTTATAGCATCAGCGACTTTTCCGGTGAAATCGAGAAACCTATCTATGAGAGGGCTTAAATATTGTTCGTGAAACTCCTGGAATCTCTGGGACATTTCCGATATTACCGGGAGGATGTACTGATTATAAGCGTCCAAAAGTTTTTCTGTTATTTCAGAAAATCCTTTTTTAAATGACATGAGCATAGGTGCTACATGGTCGTTGTATGCGTTACCTATTTTGGTGAATGCTTCCTCGATCACTGACTTAATCGTTGAAAATATCGGTTCAATCGCACTGAAAGTATCTTCCAGCGTTGATTTGATATAATCTGCGTTATTTATAATGGGACCAGTAAGTACGCCCAGCAAATCAGCTGCAAATGTACCAGCCAGTTCAGTAACGCCCATAAATCCTTCGGAAAAGATTCCGATGATGTCAGCTGTAATCTGTTTGGCGCTGCTACTCCGGAAAGATTCAAATATTGTAGCTACTGCGGTCGAAAATCGGCCACTTATCTCAGATATCCTGGAACCGATGTCAAACATTGCTACGATATATTCGATCAGCCGTTCCTTGTTCTGCTCTAAGTATAGGCTGATTCCGCCCAGTAGATTATCAGCAATTGACGCACCAATACTTGCCGTGGAACCGGCAACTTTACCCAGGTTAAATACAAACCGATTTAGAAACTCATCTGCCGCAGAAACAACAGCCGGATCCAGAAATATGTCTTTTAGACTCTGTCCGATGTTACTGATTGACTGCCGGATACTGTCTAAAACATCTTTGTTACCAAAGGCAATGTTGAATCCACCCTTGAATAGACTTGCAAGCTCTCTGGCCTTATCAATGAGCCCCTGATACTTGCTGTCCATCTCATCAATGGCCGAAGTATCAACTTCTCCCATGTCGAACTCGTCGGCTGCATATCCGCCGCCCGCTCCACCACTGGATCCGCCGCTGTTCGGTGCCTGAATGACATTGAGTTCGTCAATACCGCTCGTAGCGCCTTTGATATCCTTCGCGGCCTTCTTCGCAGCGCTCCCAGCTCCTCCCATGGCTGTTCCTGCGCTATCCGCGGATTCTGCTACGCCTTCCATACCGGCGGCGGCAACCACAGCGCCTCCTCCGCCTGATTTCTTCCCAGCAAACATATCTGTCAGGGATTTAAAAGCATTGGCCAGGCTCATCAGCTTGTTGATTATAAGGTTAATAACCTTAATGACAGGAGTCAGTACATTGATAAGCCCCTGACCGATCGTTGCCTTTAAGCTATCAAATTGAAGCTGCAGGATACGCACCTGATTCGCCCAACCGTCAGACGTCCGGATAAAATCCCCGGAAGCCGTTGTCAGCTGCTCCGTAACAAACTTATACCTTAGTGCAACCTTTTCAGCTTCGCTCATCTTTGCGGTCGTTTTGCCAAATCCATTCGCTAAAGCAAAGCTGTCAAGTGCACTCTGGGTCATGACAATTCCCAGATCCTTCAGGGATTCCGTCTCTCCCGTAAACACCGATTTCAGTTTTGTATAGGCTTCGTCCTGGCTGATATTATAGAAGGAAGCCACGTCTCCGGCTAACCCGGTAAGGGCTGTAGACATCTCGTAGGCTGCCTGTTCGTTGAATCCGAAGGCCTTCGCCATAGCGCCGAACGTACCCGTGAACTTCTTTGCCATCGTTTCAGACAGGCCGAAGGATCCTGCCGCTTTTCGGGCGAACTCATCTACTTGTTTTGACATTCGCGGGAATGTCACGTCAACGACGTTCTGGACCTCTGCAAGATCGGACCCCAACTCAATACATGATGCACCGAAATCTATAATCTTCTTAACTGCAAATGCGGCAGCCAGGGCTACTCCTGCCTTCTTCGCCATGCCCTGAATGCCGGCCATCTGCTTCTTAAAGCTATGATCATTTACTGTAAGGTCAAGACCAATTTGCCCAACGCTCTCAGCTGCCATACTATCACCTGCCTTTACTCTTCTGGTAAGACAGGCACATCGGCACAGCGTCTTAGATCTTTAACTCAAATTCTCGCTTGCAATCCTTATTCTTGCATTTAAAAAAGACACCCTGGCATCTGGCGTCCTGATTTCGGATTGCATTTACCGGGTACCCGCAATACGGGCACCTCACTTTTTCTTTCAATGCCTTTATTTTCTCAATCTCAACCACCTCCGCACAGGAAAGCCATCTGCCGCTCCAGATATTCCATCTGCTGATCATATACCTGCGGGCTCATCTGCACAGCCTGACGGTTATGCCACTCATCGTAGATCCGTTTCTGGTCTGCAGTAAAGTGCTTAATAACATCTCTATCCGTCTCTGATCTAATTGCCACAATGCGGCCCAGCACCGTATCCGGAGCGATCCCGGCAACAAGAGATTTAAACTCGTCCCAGCAGACCGACTCAAATTCCTTCGTCCTGATTCTCAGCCCGTACTGCGATAGAAAACTGGAAACGATCAGATCCCAGTCCTCAAACAGGTCGTAGTACGGGTCACTGCTCCCCCCGGCTGTCACCATCGGTATCAATGATTAAGCCAACGGCTGCTTCTACTACCGTAACCAGATCACTGAAGTTCAATTTCAGTTTCTCAATCTCCTTCTGAGACTTCTCTGGGAACATCATTTCGTACATATCCACGATTTCTTTCGGTCCCGGATCTCCATTTCCCATCAGCCCCATAACCTTAAGCATGGTTGGGGCATCCGCATTGACCTCCAGCTTCTTCCCTTTAATCATCAGCGATGGATTGCCATCAAATGTAAGTTTCTCTGTAATATCAATTACTTTTGCCATCTCTTATTCCTCCTTATACTGCGGGCGCTGCCGGCGTAAAAACCGGTTTGCCATAACAGGTTATCTCAAATTCAAGCGCATCAAGCGCCGCTGTATCGCCTCCACCGGGCGTTGTTACATTGACCGTACAGTCAAATGCCAGCTTTGCTCCACTGACCATCTCCCACTCGAATTTGGTCTTAACATCATTTCCCATCTTCCAGGCAAGACTCGCAATATAATCATTGCCCGGGTCTCCGACCGTCCGTTTCCCCTGGAATGAGAAGCTGAGTTTCTTTGCAACTACTTCGTTTTTTGCCCAGCCTCCTGCATCCATGGCGTACCATTCGTCCTGTGTTCCGTCAATCGTTGGAGCGAAATTCGTAAGGTTCATCGGAATCGCCATGTCGCTGTCTGTGCTATCCAGACCTTTTGTACCGAATTTAAACTTATTATTATGCACCGGAAATACTTTCCCTGATTCTGCCATTTTTCATTCCTCACTTTCTCTGATATACAAAATCCAGCCATATCACATATTCATATACGCCTTTATCATCTGTTCCCACGTCGACCGGTTCGGGTACCTGAAGGATAATACAGTGAATGGGCGTATCCCCTATGGACAGGCTGGTTACATTTTCAAGTTTCTCGTATAGCTCATAAGCGGCCTGCTCCGATGCTTGCACACTCTTATCCCAGTGGATCAGAAGGGAGATGCGCCGGATATCGTAGCTGCTGTATTTGTAGCCACCCAGAGCCATCACCGGCGGCCCACTGTCTTTTCGATGGTACACGCCGATGGAATGTTCCTTCTTGCCGTTCAGCTTGCCAATATAGACATTGTTATCGTCAGCGATTCCCAGGCTTGCAATGTAACCGCGGATATTATCCAGTGTCAGCATCATACACCACCTACTCTCTTATAAAATTGCCTGAATGCTTTCTTTGCAAAGTCTTCCTGCTTTCCGCCCTTCAGCCACGGCGCATACCATTCACCGCCGGCAAACGGATTCTCATCTGTCCGGTAATCATATTCCGGATGATAGTAAAGCCGGCGGGCATATGGCGTACTAGAAACCAGACTCGCCCTCCCATGCCTGGATTCGCCATAATCTACGAACGATGCATCTTCTTCCAGATGGCCGCTGTCAAATGGCATAACCTGCGCCTGTACCACTTCTGTATGCAGTGCTTCCGCCGTCATTTCCAGCGCGGTGACTGCTGCCTGTGTAAGCTGTTTAATTCGTGGGAAGTTCATCTTCACCGATGACTTTACCTGCATCAGATCACCTCCAACTGGCAGAAATTAACCGTGCCGTCCGGATTCCTGGCTTTCATGCCCTGTTCGATCCGCCGCTCTTGACCAAACACTGTCACCGTGCCGCCACTGAGAGTTGAAAAGTCCGGCGCGATATCACCTGGGAACATAGCCGTGCCGGTGATCTGGATCAGTTTCTTTTCCGTGGTCAGTATCGTCTTTGCCCTGTCCTGAAAGTTGCACTTCAGATCCAGATCAATTACCTGCTCCGGCTCGCCATGGTTATTCACGTCTTCGGACTCCAGATGGACGTGTATATCTACTTTACAAAGCTTTTTAGGTACTAAACATGGGTATCTCATCAAATCACCTCGCTAACCGGCAACATAAGCCGGTCTGAGATAGCAGGGCGTATGTATCGCGCTTCATCGCCACCCCCTTGTCCGTGTAAACGTTCCAACTTTCCCCAAACTGGACAGATACTCCATTTAGGCTGTAACTGGACAGGATCGTGCTGATTTCGTCGGCATTCTCATATTCAAAATCAGCCTGCTGACAGACCACTTCTCTGATTGTTTCCTGCTGAAATGGTGTTAAACAGGAAATTCCCCGGCCTACAATTCGGTTGTAAGTCAGGGAATCAATATGCCGGCTGGCCTGCCTAAGAATCTGATTGATTTCAGCGCATTCCTTCAGGATTGTACCGTGGTACTCGTTAAAGTAATATTCTAATGTGACATATGGTTCATAGACCATACTATTCACCAGCCTTCTTACCCGGTGCCTTTGTTTCCTGTTTGCCTGCCTTAAGCTCTGCGATCTCCGCCTTCAAAGTCTCAATCTCAGTATTCCTCTCTGCCGCCAGTTCCCGGAGACATTCGATTTCTTTGACGGCCTTTACATGCTCATCATATGGTACCGTCTTGCCGCGGCCATATGCAATTGTCTCACCATTATCGCCCAGAATATCAAAGCCACCGTCCTGATAAAACTTCTGCTGTGATTCGTCAATCGTGTACTCCCTGTTTCCTTTAACTGCTCTCATCTTAGCTCCTCCTTACGCTCCGGCTGCCACATTCATGGCGCAGCCTTCTACCTTTTTCTCCAACAGGAACAGATCGCCAAAGTTACGGTTCTGGTACAGGTAGCCATCAGCAGTTCTGGAATCCGTCCCTGGAGTAAACAGCTTGATGTAACTATATTTATCCCGGCAGACAACGCAGGACGTATGGATCAGGATCCAGTTGATCTGTTTCGCATCGGCAGCCGCCACACAGCCTGCTGTAAAGTCATACTTTGTTTTCAGCCTGGCAGCCGGCACCATCTTAATAGACACATCATCAATACTGTGCACTTTGCGGTTAATGGTGGAGGGGGAAGTCACGGTCATAATACGCTGCATGCCTTCTGCTTCTTTCACAATCTTATTCATGGTCGGGGTTACATACAGGACTCTTCCTTCCTCGGGTACCCCAGCCTCATCCATGCGGGCCATTTCCTCATCAAACGCTTCAAGGAAGTTCGCAGCGGTAATCACGGTTGTATCAATCCGACCGGAATACTGGGTCAGTTCTGCATGCAGTTTACTGAACCGGTAGGAGTCCTTTTCCGGGATTGCCTGCTCTGTCTCAAATGTGTTCTGGATATTTGCTACGGACAGGGTGAGATTGGTCTCGTCGATGTCCATAGGGTCAATCCAGAACTCCACGTCTCTGTCATGTTCCAGTTTCTTCGCCTCCCAGTCATTGCTGAGGGTACCGGAGTTAAATCCCGGTGTCCTGGTATGGTCCTTGTAACCGGATACCGTCATTCTTGGGAGTTTAATGGTCTGGGCGTTAATAAACTTCACACTCTGGTTGCTCTGCGTCAGTGCATCAGAGCACAGTTCTTTTGCATACTTCTGCTGGAGAAGCTGCGTAAAGGTTGTTGCATAATCGTATACTGCCATGTGTTAATTCCTCTCTTTCTTTAAAGTCCAAATGCCTTCTTTAAGGCATCGTCACTGTTTGTCTGCTGGCCGGATCCGCCGGAAGCTCCCACCTGAATAAAGCCCGTAGTCCCTGCCGCCTGCGGTTTCAATGCTGGTACATCTTCCAGTACCTTATTGATTGCATTTTTTAGCGATTCATCATTGATCTTCCCGTCCTGCCCTGTAACCTGGCTTAAATCTGCAATTTTTAAGACATACGGGATTGTTTTGGCATCGAGTCCCAGGCTAATCGCGGTAAGAGTTGCCTCTTTTTCCAGCATAGCCTGCTGAGCCATGGCCTGGGCCTGTGTGATCTGCGTCTGAAGAGCATTGACGTCCGGCTGCTGAGCCGCCTTCTGCTGTTTAAATGCAGCGATGGCCTGCTTCATTTCTTCTTCAGACAAGCCCTGCTGTTTGAAATACGCTTTCAGCGCCGTATCTTCCTTGGCTGCCAGCGTTCCCTCAAGCATCTGCTGAATTTTACCATAATCAATCTGTGGCGCCGCAGTCTGCTGGCCTGTTCCCAGCAGCGTCTGTTGTGCTGTTCCTGCCGGCGCAGCCCCTGGTCCCGGGTCTCCACCTACTGCTGGTTCTGCAAAAAACTGTAAATTCATCTTTCTCATAATCTGATTGCTCCTTTCCATTTCTAAGAGTGTCACTCTTTGTTGCCTGATCCATTATCATCGGTGTCACCGGCCACGCAGAGTTTTAAGCCATACTCGTGTTTGGGCGTAAAAATAGCACCCAGGATAGTCCCGCGCGCTTTACTCATTTCTTCTTTCCATTCCAACACAATACGATAATTGTCAGGCAAATGATTGCCGTTATCTGCACTGCCGGTGTCATGTTCCCACCCCATTTCCGTTGCGACATCGCAACAAACAAAATACCACCGGCCCTTTTACTGACTGGTGGTATTAATTGCATTGTCCCCATGTTTCGCTGATAAGTTCGCCATCTTTTTTACATTCTCTGATAACGCATTTTGATGCCTGTTTTTCATCGATCGGGTTATTGTCATCGTCAAAATAGTAGATTTCCGAATAATCGCCTCCACTTGGGGTTTTCTCTTCGATTTTCTGATATTTCATGGTTCGCCTCCTATATTCCCAAAATTAAATTTAGAAGAGATGCTCTGTTAGGAAAACTCTTCTTAAATGCTTCTGCATCTGCAACATATTCTGCTATACTTTCCGCAAAGTCTTCCGCTGGTGCATTTTCTCCATACGGTGTCGGAGATTTCTTTCCTGACTCTATTATATCTTTTTTCATAGACTCTGTCCACAAAACTTCTGAAGAAAAATGTTTTTCAGTCGACGCTATCTGCCTATCTATATAATGGCCGGACTCATGGCAATATGTTCTTACAACGTAGTCATCATTGTGGGGATAATCATGCCGATAAAATGTAATTTTATCTCCCCCGGTTGCATAGGAATGTGTGAAATTTTTGTACTTCTTCTTCCAATAACTATCCTGCGGGTTATAATAATCCACAAATTCAATTGTCTTTGGCCCCTGTTGTCGAATTGTTTCCGGAACATTTTGCCATAATTCAATTGCCTTTTCGGGAGTCATCATTTGCTTTGCAGAATTCATTTTTTCTGGAAAAACAAATTTTGTTCCATCCGGAGTCTCGTATATTGTAGCCTTTGCAGTTCTCTTGACGCCACCACAGCCATCTGGAAGACCATAATCCTCTTTCGTAACGGCACAATCAATTCCACCGATTGATATCGGACATTGTTTTTTCCACGCCTCCGCCTTCTGCTGATATTGTTTCCGATTTTCATCATCCAACGAGTTGTCAGACAGCCTGTCAAACTTCTCAGTCTGCCGTTTCGCATACTGTTGTTTGGTCTCTTGCGTATTGGCCTGGTCGATGTCCTCCAACTCCTTCTCTGTCCATGAGCCATCAGCCGTGGAGATACCTGGGAAATAGGTTGTATGGCTGTCCTTACATCGTGGATGATATAAGCCAGCGGCTATGGCCTTGCTCATTAGCGGATACGGCCCATCGGATTTCTTCCCGCCGCTCCATACATCGTCAATCAGGACCTTGCCGACAAACGGCAGACACTTCGGGCAAGGATTCCCACGCTTTACCATAATAACAGTGGTAATTCCCCATTCTTGCCGTTTTTCCCCCTCTCCTTGCAGATACGCCCGCTTGCTGGCCGTCCTGATTGCCATGTCGGCGTAATCAGCCAGAGTGTGGCGGGCACCGTTGGCATACTCCACACAGGCAAGCCCACGGGACAGCATATCCTTTGTAGCCATATCCACGGCTTTCTCATAGGTTCCGGCGCCGGTATTGGCATAGACCTGAGCGTTGTATATCACCTTTCGGTACTCATCATTAGCTTTCCGGAGGATTGCTGTCTCCGCCCGTTCCATATCGTTTGTTGTGGCCTCGATCAGTGCCTCCAGCTTCCTGTCATTCAGGCGGAAAAACTCCGCAGCGGCCCCTTGGGTGACTTTATTTGCGCCAGTAAATCCATTCTTAATGGCGTTCAGGATCTGGATCTCTTGCTGCATATTCCCAGTCTGCCTTGCCTTGTAAAGAATTTCTCCAATCTGACCGTTAATATCCTTAAACTGCTTCCCGTAGCGCTTCTGATTGGCTTTCTTATACTTCTCCAGCGTTTTTAACTGTTCTGCCTGCCACATGCTCCACTGGATCCCTTCGTCGTCTTCCCATGCTCGGTGATGGTCCATATTACGAATCATGGACGCGATCAGTTCGTCTTCAATCGCCTCGAAGGCGGCGCCGATATCATAATCAGCCAAAGGCATCACCTCCCGTTTGAATGTACCTTGAATCCCTGAGATTTAAACTGCCGCGTCAGGTTCTTAAGCTGAGTGACGCTTGTGCACTTATCACAGCGCAGCTCTGCATACTCCTTATTTTCGATAGCATATATCCCAAATGGAACCTGCTCACTTGCCGTCTGGAGTAAGCCCTGGTACTCTTTCCGGCTCATCTGGTACAGGCGGTTCATTACTTTGACCTTCATCTGACTTACCTCCTTCCGTGTTGACCATGAAGCCACCGGCAGCCATATTCATGCCTGGTTCCTCAACTTCTGCGATTCCCTGCTCCGCCTTCAGGCGCTTCACCTCGTCAGCCTTCCACGCCTCGTCCTTGCTGTCTCCCCACATCTCCTCGACCTGGGCCTCAATACTCATGATGCTGGCACCGGGACGGGCTTTAGATAGTGTTTCCACCTGACTCTCGAATGATGGATTCGCATACTCACCGAACGGGATCTCGACCTTCACCTCTTCAATCGGCCGCCCCGTTAGAACATGATAAGCATTGATGCAGGCAGATATTACTTCCGGCAGTTCCTCCTGCAAAGCCTCCACGATAGCATTACGTGTATACAGTGTGGCTTTCTCCTTCTCACGCTGCGCCTCGGCATTGTCCAGCTTCTTGACGTCGATTCCCAGCGTTGATGGGGAGATGATTCCTTGCAGGCAGAGGTCTAAGGCTGTCACATAGCTGGCAAGATAACTCTCATGCGGGATATCTGGCTGCTCCGTTAGAATCTGGTTCTTTCCACCTTCACCCATATTGTCGTCGCCGGCAATAAAACGGTTATCAAATGCACTCGCCTTTAGCAGCTCCCCGGTTTCCGGATTTCGTGGAATATAAGACTCTGGTATGTAAGTTCTGGCCCTTCCTGCCCGGAGTGCGTCCATCCACTGGCTCCATGCCTCATCAAATGCGTCAAAGCTGTCCAGCTTACCGTCAAAAATGGAGCCGCCGCGGCCTTCCCACTTTGTACTTTCGTAGATTTTGAGTGGCACTGCCAGGATCACCGTCTCATCAAATTTCCAGTCGGATATATTCTGCGTAGCTTCGATGGTCTTCATGTCAACCTCTCGATCTCCCTTATAGAGCTCATTCCGTATGTATCCGAACCCATAATGCTCGTAGAGGACATATTGCTGGCGATGGTCCATATATGGTGTTTTAAACACAACCTCTTTTAGCCGACCACGCTCCTGTATGATCTCGATCCGCTCCCCCGGATACCATTCCAGGATCGGGTACTGACTTAGTTTTGTGGCGATTGTCACCTTGTATGCACCGTCTCCGATATACAGTACCTCTTTTACAGATCGCTCCAGGGCCTTCCTGAACTTATTTTCTTTCTCTATCTCCTTCCAGAGTTGCTCCTGCGCCGGACTCTCAAACTCGAAATCATTCATATCGGCCAGCACAATTCCGGAGAGGATCCGCACGATCAAGCCCGGCAGCCCCGTATGAATCTTTCGCATCTCCATGCCTGGGGTACACTTCGACGCCCAGAACTTATACTTGTCCGCATACTCATTGACGCTCTGGTACATCTGTTCCAGTTCGTTACTGTCTCCACGGTACCAGATCCTGTTTCTGATCGCATTAAGTTCAAAGTCCATGGTCTCCTGAATCTGTATGCTCTGCCCCATGGCCGGCTGGACATCAAGCCAGCTGCGGATTCCCCGCTTGATATTCTCATTCAATTTCTGTACCAACCTCATTTCTCTGCCTCCTCAAATCCTATAATCCCCCTGTATGGGATCCAGCCGTACTGTGATGCATTAATCGTATGATCGTTACGGTCCTCGGGGAGATCCTTATCCTCCTGCCAGCTGTACCGATCCAGTTCGCCCAGATGCTCCCTGCATGTATCTACAACCAGATAACACCCCTGCTGGATCCAGCCCAGCATAAACTTGATACGGTCCAGGATCTCCACTTTCTTGTAGCTGTCGTTAAATGTGTACAAGCTGCCATGAAGGCGTTTCCACTTCTTCAGCTCCATGATTGTCGCCTGATCCGCACAATCAATAAATACGTCTCTGGCAAGCCCCCATTCCTTCCGGTTGCGTTCCAGAAAATCCAGGAACTTCCCTACGGTATCCGATGGCGCAAGAGGCTGCGATAGGTCCGCATTACTGTATACCTTCTCGTCCAGCACGATCAGGCGCCGGTCCATGGTAATCCCCTGAAAGATCATGGCGATGGTGTCAGGCGACTTGCTGGAGTATGATGTATCCAGGGCGGCACTGAACTTCTTAAACTTGATCTTGCCGGACGCAATCTGTTGTCGTACCCATTCTGCACTGACAACGTGCTTTTTCCGGTCAAAGTTCGGGAAGATCAGCCCGGTTGCCTTCCCTCGCAATCCCTGAATCTTGTTCTTCCAGATCTTCGTGCCCTTCGGCGTATTCGTCATGATCTGGTCCAGCTTCTCCTTGGAGAGACCCAGGTTATGAGCAAAAGAAAAGAACCAATGTACCCAGCCGGGTTTTGGTTCCTCTCGTAATTCCTCTATGATTTCTTTTGGTGTCTCAGCCTCCCATTCCGGGAGCGGCCGGGAGCAGTTGATGTACTCCTTGTAGACGTCCAGCCCGGGATCGTCCGGGTTAAGCGTTGCCATCATGTAATCACAGCGCATGGACGCCTCGCGGATAAATTCTATGTCAGCCGTGTTGATCTCATCAACGTACAGACAGCCGTACTGGCCGCCCAGGGCCTTCTGCCACTTTGTTTTGTCGCCATAGCCCATCACGTAGATGACCTTGTCGCCGCTGGACGTGTGGAAGAGGATATGTGGAATCTTATCATCTTTGGATCCGTTACCATTGTACTCAGCCAGGATCCCGAAATCGTCAATGATCCCCAGATCCTTGTTGATGATGTTCTTCTCAGCGGTGCCGGTGTCTTTGGCCGCAATGATATGGAGCTTCTTTGGGGACTGTGCCACCTTGAGCATGAACTTGAAAAGGCCCACTGTCGTCTTCCCTGCATAGGTAGTTAAGTGCCCTCAAGAAATTCGACGGGTGCATCACACCTAAGAAACGCTTTATATTTCTCTGACAAAAGTAATCGTTCAGAACTCATGAGGAGACATCACCTCCCCTCATCTGTCCGATCAGGTCATCAAGCTTACTCTTCTCAGTGTCGAGGCCGCCGGACAGATTGTTCTCGACCTTCGTGGTGTATCCGTATTTACTCATCCAGAGACCGGCCAGCTGTGACGGGATCACCTGGAGCTCGAACTTGCGGCGGGCATCAGCCTCGCATTCCTCCCTTATGCGCGTGACGATGTCCCCATACCTCTTCTTTCCTGCATAAGTATCATAGAATTTCGATCGGGCTATTCCCAGGTACACACAGAATCCCTCGATTGTATAAGTGATACTCCGCTTCAGTTTTGCGGATACGAATTCACTGTTTTTAGAACTGAACTCATGGGTAAGAACCTCCTGATCGTCACATACCTGCTTGTACTCTTGCCATAGCCGTTCCATCTCCTCTGGAGACTTAATTTTTAATGGTCTTCCCATGAAAATCACTTCCTTTCTGTTTTTGGGATATAAGAAAAGCCCTCGCAATTAAGCAAGAACTTATCTACTATAGGGTTAAGTTTTTTTAGCGGCTATATAGCTTTGCAGGACTTCAAGCCACTTCCAGGGTAGAAAATCAGCCACCGACCGATGAAAGCCGGTGGCCGTTCATTGGGGATGTTATGCAAAATGGCTTTTTCTGTTTACCTAATTTTGCATAATACAATTATAACTCGTCCATTCGGACATTGCAAGGACACGATTTTGACACGCTCTTGTCAAGCCTCTAATCCAACATAATTGCATCTGATCCGAATAAATACACGCTCAGTATATTGGTGAGTTCCGTCACCCACCGCCTAGCCGTCCGATCCACGTACCCATACACTTCGGCTATGTTCTCATAGGTCATTCCATCTAAATAGTAATACTTGAATGCCAGATACTTCTCCGGCGTATTCTTTGAGTACTCTTCCTCTTCGAGAAGGCTCAGACACTTGTCAATATGTGCAATCATTACTACGCTCCGTAACTTGCTTTTAAGAATGCTGTTTATAAAGATATCCTCTTCGGTGAATCCTTCCAACTCGTCGCTGTCGTCCATATCTGACAAATCAGATATCCCCTCCTGTACGCTCCGGCAGATTCGGTTATAGTTCTCCATCAGCTTTTTAGTATTCTGGAATATCTTCACTCGTTTCTCCTTGCGCTCTGACTTTTTGAATTCCTTTACCGCCTCTAAGGCCGCCTCCTTTGCAATCCGTTCCGCTGTCTCTTGATTCATCAACCCTCACTCCTTTCCTACCCGCGGCTTGTACACACGTTCCCCATCCAGGTACTCTTCTTCCTTCCGCTGCTGGCCCAGAAGCTGCCGCATCCGATTCAGCGTATCCCGGTTCTTCTGTTCCTCAAAGAACTTGACGATCCGCTCATTTCGCTTGACAATATCTTTATTCTGCCTGCGGTATTTCCGACTCTGCTGAAACTTCGTTGCTACTCGGTTCCGCTCAGACTTATCCACTGCAAATTCTATTGCATGAACCAGATCTTGCAGACGCCGGTCCTCTTCATTCACATTTTCATACGCTGCCTTGTATTCCTGGACACATTGGTCTATGAAATTCAAGAAATTCTCCAGTTCTTTAGCCGGACTGTTTTGCTCCACCGGCCTCGCCTCCCTGCCTATATCTTTTTCGTTTCCGCATCTGCAATACTAAATCTGGCCATAGCGCGCTATCCAGTACACCACTCGGCAGCCTCACCAGCGCAAAATGCTTATAATGCTCCACAATCTTTCCGCGGTGCATCTCGCCGGTATGCCCCATGGAATCGATCCCCTGGGCTTTGTAGGTATGTACCGTTACCGTGCGGCTGATCCAGTAATACCGCTGTGCGGCCTGTATCTCCTTCTGGGTTATGTACCCTTTCGGGATTTCTTGATGTTTCAATTTATGTACCTCCTGACCTCTTCGACTGCGTCATACCATCCGCGTGTATACAGTATATGGTATTCGTGAGGCAGTTCCATGCCATTTATGCGCTCACGTATCTCTGCCAGGCGCATTCGCAACGCCTCATTCTCCTGCATTAGATCATCACAGTGCTTTTTATATTCGTCGCATTTGTTACATCCTCTTATTTTACAGCTTGTGTTGTCTATCACGTTTCAAACCTCCTTCATATTACGATTTTACTCGCAAAACTCATGGATCGCCCAAAAGGGAAAAGTAACAATCCATAATATAATCATCACGATTCTTAATAAAAATCCGATTGCCACCTGAAGTATACATTTTAGCAAATCACTTACCTTCAACATCCTTCTGTGGTGTACTCTCCATAAATGAATTTCATGTTTTAATGCGTGTAACGGGTGTATAAATATCTGGTTCAAATCATTCCCTTTTATCGATATTTCCTTTCCGCAAACAGAACAATATGAACTCACCTTATTTGTTTTGAACACTGATTTTCCCCTTCTTTCTCGATTTAGTCATCTCTCAAACGAGCCGGTAAAACAATTTTTAAATTCTCCCGCTCTCCCTTTCTTCCCGTTCTGATAATCACTGGGGATACAGAGTCGTATATATCTATCTTCGCCATTTTTTTATCAGAATCGTAGGTGCTAATGGAATCCAGTGCGTCTTTTAAGTACTTTGCGTTAATCCCTATCGTAATCATTTTCTCTTTTTCTTGATATTCCTTCAGTATCTTGTCAACAGGATAGTACTGGCCTTCCGGCTGCACATATCCCATGATTGACTCTCCCACCTGCACATACAGCCGGCTATTACTCACTTCCAATTCCGCATAGTTATCGCGTTTTGTGATCTTCGGAATTGTTGGCCTTATGTAACAGGTAAATGATTCGTCAGCTTCTACCAGCTCCGCATATTCAATCGAGATTCTGTGGCCCTCTAACGCTGTGGCCCGGATTACTTTTTCTTTCGCGTCGATTTCTAAGTATGTCCACCGCATTAACTCCGAGAGCGTTCCGTCACCCACAAATCGCTTTGTATTATCAATAATTCGTTTAAATTCTCCAGCGCATATTTTTGCCTTCAATTTCTTTCCTCCTCTACATGATCTAATCAATTATGTCTCGTGGGTCTAATTCTTTTTCGTATTTCATTCCACAAATCGGGCATTTTGAAAGTAGGATGGGAACTTCCCTTTCTCTCTTCTTCCCCGGCTCTCTGGCAGTGAAAGATATATATACTCTCCCTGACAAAATTTCAACGGGTGGCTGTACATGTTCATATCCCTTTTCTTCCAGCCTTTTTTTCATGTCATATATGCAATTACACATTCCGTTCCTCCTCTAAATGATCGTTTTGTTAAGCAAACCGTAGTTGTTCGTGGCTGTCGTCGATCCTCATATTCGGCATTCTTTCGCCGACTTTGAGATACGGACAGTTTGCAGATACCAGTGCCTGCGCCATTATCGGCACCACGCTATTCCCGATCCGCGCCACCTGTTCCCCGACGGGGTACGGCTTGCCCTCTATGTCCCGGTTAAGTATGTAATCCTCTGGAAATCCCTGCATCCGCTTAAGCTCCTCTGGTTTCAGCATACGGAGGAAGATATCTTTCAAGATATACTGTTCTCCATCAATGTCAGTTACCACGTTTACGAGACCGAACCGGTCCTTTGTTGTGATGGTCCCCAGTGGCTTTCCTGCTTCCTGTCCGCAACCGCTACCGTAATACTTAATTAAAAATGCGGATATAAGCCCGAAATGCCCCGGTGAAGTGGTAATCGTATGTAAAGGCTCTTCGCAACTCTGACCGGTTCCGCTTTTATAAAATTTAGTAACAAATGCCGTAACCAGACCATACCGATTGCTGGTATCAATTGTCTTTATCGGCTCTGTCAGCAGTTGGCCGCGAGAATCTCCTTCCCGCGTTTCCCCGTGATACTGAATCATAAAGGAAACGGCGCTCTGATTGTTAACTATGTACGGTTGCGGATTGTTAACAACATACTTAACGTATCCGTTTGCTATCCGTTTCATGGTGGCATCTGCCAGAGGGCGGGGCCGGTCAAATATGGAACGTCCCAAATCCGACCAATCAATATAATCTCCGCATTCTAACCACTTCTGCCGGCCATCTGCTCCGTTCTTACTGTGTGTCGGCTCCGGCCATGTAATCCGCTTCCCATCTCTCCGGAAGATTGCATACCAACGCTTCCGTGTTGTCGGCGCTCCGTAATCTGCCGCTACCAGTTCCCGGCTGTCAAAATCATATCCCAATCGTTTCATGGCCGCTATGAATCGTTTGTAGTCCTCTCCGGCTCTTTCTTTTATTGGGTGCCCTGCCTCGTCTAGCGGTCCCCACTGCTGTATTTCCTCGACGTTTTCCATCAAGATAACATCGGGAAGAATTGCTTTAGCGTGCTTGTACACCGCCCATGGCAGAATTCTAAGCCCCTTGTTACGCGGCTGACCTCCTTTTGCCTTGCTATGACTGGTACAATCTGGAGAGGCCCACATAAGTGCTACATGGCGGCCAGCAACATACTTTTTAAGATCGACCTTAAATATATCCTCGGTCAGATGCAGCGTATCCGGATGATTGACTTTGTGCATCCGAATCGCCTGCGGATCATGATTGATAGCTATATCAACCGGCCGCCCCAGTGCCATTTCTATACCCACACTTGCCCCGCCGCCACCGGCAAAGCAATCTATAATCAAACCGCTCATGGTCTCACCTCCAGAAAGTCTTTTATGCTCATCTGCCCTGCAGGGGCAAAATTCATCCACAACACTTCACGCTTCTTTGATGCGATTTGGGAATAGCAGTCAGTTTCTACACGGTACCAATCGTGTAAGCTGTCATTATACAACTCGCTATCATATCCACTAATTAGTACCGGCCCCTTATGGGCGTGAAGAACTTCCAGTAATTCAGTTTGCGCCCCGTTGTCCATCTCATACCGGTACTGTTTCCCGTGCCTGGCCGATAAAACATATGGCGGGTCCGCATAGATCAATACATTGGAATGGTTGAAGCGTTTGATTAATTCCA